TTTTGCAACTCAATGCCTCATCTAATTGATGAGGTATTTTTTTTTATTTCTATTCTTATTGAGAATGAGAATCAATAGTATAAATACCTATGACAATGTACTAATTGTCACTAGTACATAAATACTATCACGATGCAGGTGGGCAGGGGATCCGAATAAAGGTTGCCACGGGGTACGAGTATGCCACGGGGTGGTATATCCTAAAGTGATATTAGGTTAACTCAACCAGTATGCCAGTTGTAACTAAGAAAGATAAGTTCTATGCACCACTTAAGGAAGTGGCACGTCAGTATTTACCTATGCTCATGGCACGGCTAAAGGTCCTTGAAGATCGCTCACTTAATGCGATGGAGTTCTTGGACGCAGAAGCTGATACATCTCACGAGTATTATTGGGAGCTTGATGAGACTGAGAGGATAGCAACAGTGGCAGAAGCACAGACAGACCTGCACAAAGCAGTATTAGAGGCAGGAACGGCACAGGCTTTGGTTGGTGCATTTATAGATCTATTACAAGAAGACTACGGAAGAATAAAGGATAGCAGGTGTTTCTTCATAGGACCTGATGGACAATACATACCACTGTATGAGGGACAAACACCTGACAAATAAGAAAGGCTCCCGATTAAAGGAGCCTTCTTGGTTTAGCGTTATCTATAGTAGACAACACCACGGTAGACGAGTCGAGTCATTGGACTTAGCCTCTAAACTTCCTAACGCCCGTTCCATCGTTAGGTTGCCTGCGTCCTATAGAAGGATGAACGTACGCAGAGGCTATCAGATCTGGTAGTCGTTGCTACTAGTAGTATACCACTTTGTAATGTGTCTCTAGAAAATACTAGGGATGATCTGACCAGTAGTGATGTAAGCACCAAGGGCAGCAACAAAGCCGAGCATAGCTAGACGACCATTAAGTAGTTCAGCAGAGTCGTTCATTGTGTATTCAATGGGTGGTTCTTTAGCGATTACTTGAGTGTCGTTCATCAGAATTTATACTTAGCTCCGAGCTTAGTTCCGTAGCTAGCATCACCAGTTTCTGCTGATAAGTAACTAACCTCACCATATACTCCAAGCTTCTCTGTAGCAGCTACGTTAGCTCCTAGCTTGCCACTGAATTGAGTAGAACCATCAGCGCCATCAGGATTAACAAAGGCTGGTCCTCCCTGGACGTAGTAGTCAAAAGAATCTGATCCAAGATCTCCTTCATATCCCAAGTGAAGGTCGGTTGTTCTGCTTGTAAAGTCAGAGCCTGTGTATGAGCCATTAGTTTCAACGTTTGTATAGAAATCACCAGCAAGGGCAGGAGCTGTGCCTACACCTAGCAGGGCAGCTAGAGCGATTGCAAACTTCATAGTATGTAATAAAACAATATCCCAAGTATAACTTCTCAGCCCCAGTGAATTGTTCTCCTTCGTTCGGTTGTCACCAATTGGGGTTGTTTCTCTTCCTGTTGTTCCTCCTTTTCCTTATCTACCTTAAGTACCTTGACATCCTTAACAGTCTTAAGCTTGTGATACTGCATTTAAATACTACTTCTAAAAACCACACTTTAAACGGTAAAAGGCCTTTCTAAGTAGACAACTTAGAAAGTGTCACATAAAGACTAGCTTTAAGTTCGTCTTCCTCCTTACTCTTTGGAGGTCCTTTCAACTATCACGCTTTTACACATGGCATCAACAAAGATTAAAATCAGGGGAACCTTAACTGGATGGATACCTTCATTCCATGAAGCACCTACTTGGAAGGGAGAGGCCTCTGACTTCAGATTAAAGGTAAGAGTAATAGGCAATGACGCTGCAGATTTAGAGGATGTTCTTTCTACTAACTACCAAGATCTCTGTGACTGGTATTCAGAGAAGAGTGGTAAGAGGTATTTCTTTGGAGAACCTTGGGAAACAGATAAAGAAGGTATTACTGTTCGTCTCTGTGCCAAGCCTAAGTATGAGGAATTTCCATTCCCTGTAGTAGATGGAGAACTAGAACCATTAGATACTTCTCTTGAATTAAGAGAGGGGTCGGAGGTCATAGTTAGTTGTGAGCTTAAGAGTTATTCACCTAAGAGTCCTAAAGGTGGTATGAGGATCAGACCTCGTGCTATTCAGATACTTAGCGCTGTTACTGCTGAAGCAGTAGACAAGGGTGACCTTGATCTAGAGGATGAGTTTGGTACAACTGAGGGCTTTAAGCAATCAAAACCAAACGTCAAGAAGAAAGCTGCTACTGTAACTAGCGAAGACGAAGACTTCTAAGTTATGGCCCGACGGTTTCACAAGTATGGACGACGTACTAGAGATGGATTTAGGTCGGGCTTTGAATCAGAAGTAGCTCACACTCTCAAAGAATTAGGGGTTCACTATGAATACGAAAAACATAAGTATGACTTAGTGATCCCTCGTTCTTATACACCAGATATAGTGCTAGCTAATGGCATTGTGGTAGAGATCAAAGGTTACTTCGACAGTGAAGATCGTCGACTTATGAGGGTCTTCAAGGAACAACACCCTGATGTAGACATTAGGATGTGTTTCCAAAACCCACACCAAAAATTGAGTAAGACAGCCAAAATGACTTACGCAATGTGGTGTGACAAACACAACATTCCTTGGTGTAAGGGACCTCGCTTGCCACGACGCTGGACTCTGTTATAGTTCAAGTGGTAATTGGAAGGGTTACCCAAAAAGACTCCAAGGAATGATCCCCGACCTTGGAGTTTTTTTAATGCGAGTTTTAATTGGTTGTGAACATTCTGGTGTTATCAGAGACAAGTTCATAGCAGCAGGGCATGATGCTTGGAGTTGTGACCTACTCCCTACTGAAGTAGAGGGACCACATCATCAAGGAGACATCTTCGACATCATAGACAATGACTGGGATTTGGCGATTCTACACCCACCGTGTACGGATATAGCTGTCTCAGGTGCTGCTCATTTCGCTAAGAAGATAGCTGATGGTAGACAACAGAGGGCTTTAGATTTCGTCACTGCTCTATGGGATACATCAATACCAAAGATGTGTATTGAGAATCCTGTTAGTGTCATCTCTACTAAAACAAAACTTGGTAAGCCAAGCCAAATAATACAGCCGTATGAATTTGGTCATCCAGAATCTAAGCGTACTTGCTTATGGCTCAAGGGCTTAAACCATTTAAACCCTACAAAAATACTCTCCAAGCCTGAATGTGGTTATTGGGAGAATCAAACACCTAGCGGTCAAAACAAACTAGGACCATCTAAGGACCGTTGGAAGAAACGCAGTAAGACGTACGATGGCATAGCTCAAGCTATGTGTGATCAGTGGGGTGATTTGTAATGGGACAAGCTGAAGAACTAATCTTTCTAATGAAATCTATCGATGAGATAGGTATCAAACAAAACTGGAATAGAGAGAAGCTAGAGCAAACAAAGCAAGAAGCTATTTGGAACTACTATCACACTGAACAAAAGATACATAACACTGATAAACATCATCAACGGGGTAACTTAAATGACGGTGATTCACGGCCCATGCCCTAGATGCGGCAGTAGGGACAACCTAGCTATCTATGAAGATGGTCACACGCACTGCTTTGGTATGGGGTGTGGCTATCGAACACCACCTGACTCTTCCTTTCCAATTCCTATGACTACAACTACTACAAAAGAAATTGAAACTATTTCTGGTGAGTATGTAGACATCACTAGCCGTAAGTTAAAGGCTGATGTATGTAGAAAAAGTACATACTTCAAGGCTCAACACGGTGGTGAGGCTGCTTACTACTGTCCTATTTACAGCAACGATAGGGTACTCACTGGTTACAAGATACGAAAGAAGAACAAACAGTTCTTAATGCACGGTACTAACCCAGACAGTACCTTCCTCTTCCAACACATGTGGAGTGGTAACAACAAACTCCTTGTAGTTTTTGAGGGTGAATATGATGCACTTAGCTATATGCAGGTGAGACCTAACTGGCCTGCTGTAAGCCTGCCTAATGGTTGTGAATCAGGTAACAAGGTTTGTAAGGCTCAGCTAAGTTTCCTTCAATCCTTTGAAACAGTTATCTTCTGCTATGACGCTGATACTGCAGGACAGAAAGCAGCCCTAAGGGATGTTCAGTTACTACCACCCAGACAGGGCAAGATAGGGACAATACTTGGTTATAAAGATGCTAATGAGGCTCTTCAAGCTGGAGATACTAAGGCCATAGT